AAGATGATCTCACCCGAAAGTAAAAGCCAATACATACAAAGAGTTACTAATGCCAAATTAGATGTTGGTACTACTGGTTCACTACAAACTATATATACAGCTCCAAGTGGTACTGATTTTGATTTTGCTGTCGTTGAATCTATTTTAATTGGTGATGATGGCAACCAACAAACTAATATAGATTTAGCAGTAGTATCTGGTGCAACTACACATTATTTATTTAAAGATCATAATATAACAGCACATGAAACAGACGAAATGCTGTCAAGAGATTTATTGAGAAAGCTGTAAAATATCAAGATAGCTATACAATCGAGGACATAGAAGATAAAATAAGGGAAGGAATATTCCTATTGTGGGCTGGTAAAACGTCTGCTTTTGTTACAGAGTTTGTCGTATTCCCACAATACACCGCCATAAATTTATTATTTTGTGGTGGTAATTATAAAGAGTTAGAAGCTATGTTACCGCACATAGAAGAATACGCTAAAAAATGTGGAGTAAAAAGACTCTATGGCGGTGGTAGAAAAGGCTGGACTAGGAAATTAAAACATCTTGGTTTCGAAACAGAATATTTAGTTAGAAAAGATTTATGAGTAAAGGAAAAACCAAAACACGAGAAAGAGCAACTTTGCCAGATTGGCAAAAAGATTTATACATGGACTACTATCAGCGAGCTAAAGAAGCTGCTGATATGCCATTTGAAGCCTATACAGGTCAAAGAGTAGCAGGCTTATCACCTCAAGAATTACAAGCACAAGCAGCAATACAAGGCTTATTTGGTTCTGCTTTTGGTTATGATCCTACTGCACAATTACAGCAATTAGCAGGTCAAGCAGCACCAACTCTAGGTGATGTGCCATCTTTATTAGATGTAGACATAGGTGCATATCAATCACCGTACCAACAACAAGTTATTGATTTAGCATTAGAGGATATTGGTAGGGTAGAAGATTTACAAAGACAACAAGCGCAGGAACAGGCCATGCGTGCTGGCGCGTTTGGTGGTACTAGAGGTACTATTTATGAGCAAGAAGCATTAAGACCATTACAAGAAGAAAAATTAAGAACTGTTGCTGGTTTACGACAAGCAGGGTTTGAACAAGCACAAAGAGCTGCTGAGTCAGATATAGCTAGACAGCAACAATTAGCTATACTCAGACCAGAATTAGAACTAATGGGCAGAGCGCAACAAGCTGATTTATTAGGTGGTTTGCTTGGTGGACAACAACAAGCATTAGGCAGTATGTTAGGAGTTGGTGGACTAGGTAGAGGCATACAACAAGCACAACAAGATTTTGCTTTCCAAGAATTTATGAGAAGGCAAGGTTATCCAGCATATTCTTTAGGATTACTTGGTCAAGGATTAAGCATGATGCCACAACTTGTTGGTAGAGATACAACTAGAAAAGAGTATAAGGCGTCTTTAGAAGATCTTGGAAAATTCTTATCGGGTACTGGACAATTTTTTCAAAATCCCTCATCAATTTTTACATAATAAATTATGGCAATACTAAATTTACAAACATTAACACCCAAAGCACCAGAAGAAGAATTGCTTGAGGGCGTTCCTGGTTTAAATATATCACCATTACCATCTGGTATTGATTTAACACCGCCCCCACCAGATGTTCCAAGATTTAGAGGCTATGGTGATTTTCTTGCACAAAGAGGTGGTTTTGCTCCAGAGGATTTAAGAACCAGAGAAGAATTAATGGGTATGACACAAGCTGAAGTAGATGAATACCAAAGACAAAGAAGGCAGGCTAGACGAGCTGGTATTGGTGAGACTTTATTAAGAGTAGGTCAAGCATTTCAAGGCAAAGATGCAACTGCTTTAGCTATGCAAAGAGAGCAAGCAAGGCAACAAGCAGAACTTCAAAGAGGTTATCAAGAACAATATCAATCTGCTATACAAACTGCTGAACAAGTAGATCCAGGAAAAGCTGCGTTATTAAGAAGCCTTGGTTTACCTGGTTGGCTTAATTTGCAACAAAAACAAGCAGAACAAATGTTTTTAGGTGGTAAAAGAGAAAATGTTGAGATATATGAATTGGTAGACAAAGATAACACCTTTATAAAAAATATAACAGAAAGCGAATGGTTACAACAGTCTCGTGCAGGAACTTTGCCAAAAGGATCAAAGTTACAAAATCTTGGTACAGGAACTAGAGCCGCAGATTCTCCAAGCGAAGCTTTAGATAAAAAATTTGAACCTGTATTAAGTGGATTTATAGCATCAGAACAATTAATTGATGGATTAAGTAAAACATCAAAAATTATGTATGAAAACCCGCAAGTAGCAAACAATTTGGTAGCTGGTGGTGCAAAAGCATATTCATTTTTAGAATCAAATATAGAAGGTTTTGGAAGTCTTGTTGACAGAGCAAAAAAAACAGACATATATACTAAAACCTTAGAAACAAAAAAATCCGATACAGGAAGAGATTGGAGTAAAGAAATAAATGATCTCGTCAAGGCTACAAATATATCAGAATCAAGAATATTAGACATGGCATTTGCACTTGCTGCTGCAAAAGGACAAGAGGGTAGAAGTTTGTCAGATAGAGATTTTCAAAATGCAATAGATATGCTTTCTAAAGGATTTAATGCGGAACAAAAAATTGCATTGTTTGGCGATGTTGCTAATAGAATAATAACAAATTTTGAAATACAAAGAAGAGGTATTTTAAGTATTAATCCAGATTTTAAATCAAAATATGATGCACTCGGCAACTTAACGCCTTTCGTAAACCCATACGAACAACAAAATATAGATCCTTTAGGAATAAGATAAAATGGCAATAACCATACAAGAGGTTAGACAAAAATACCCACAATATACAGACTTAACTGATAAACAGTTAGTCGATGCTTTACATAGCAAATATTATTCAGATATACCCATTGATGATTTTTACAATCAAGTTGGTTTGACAGCTAAAGAAGATATTGCATTAGAACAACCTGAAACTGGTTTACAAGAAGAAAGACAAGCAACAAGAAGAAGAACTGCTGCTGATATATTGAGATCTGCTGCTACAGGTGGACTGCGAGGAGTAACTGGGTTGTTGGGATTGCCAGCTTTAGGAGAACAAATTTCTCCGACCGCAGAAACTTTACAACAAATTCCAACAGTAGATCCTGTATTGCAACTATTAAAAGCAGCACAAAGAACAGGCATTGTATCTGGCGAACCTGGTGTTTTATTTCCGTCACAGCAAAGAATTATGGCTGGTGTTGAGCAGATTCCTGGTACAAGAGCTGTTACAGAATATCAGCCACAAACAAGATTGGGAGAATATGCTGAAACAATTGCAGAATTTGCTGTACCTGGTGGTTTGTTTGCTAAAACGCCCAAAGCATTAGGTACTGCTCTTGGTGTTGGTGGAGTTGGTGGTGCTGTTCAAGAAACTCAAGAACAAATTGGTTTAACACCAATGCAGGCATTACCTTTAACAGTAGTATCTACTATAGCATCTGGTTATGCTTTAAGCCCTAACAGAGCGGCTAGATATGCAAAAGAAGCAACTAAGGGCGTAAGTGATGAAGAGTTGGCATTAGCAGCATCCGTAGAAAGAAAAGCAAATGAACTTGGTATTAACATTACTGCGCCAGAATTAATAGATAACAAAATATTAAAAGGTGTAGGCGAAATAGTATATGGATCTGAAAAAGGTGGAGACATAATGTATAACTACATTAAAAATAGACCACAAGAAATAAATAAAGTTGCTGATCTTTTAATGGATGAAATAATCAAAAAACCAGAAAGTGTAAGACAGGTGTACAAAGATATTGGTACTACAGCAGATAAAGCTATAAGAAAAGCAGAACAAGCTAGAAGAATACAGGCTGAGGATGCTGGTTATATAGTATCTAATGTAGAAAATTTAGACGAAGCTCAAATTATTAATGTATTAGGACAAATAGATGAAAAAATATCTGCTTTTGGACAAAAAAGCCCTAACATTAAAACACTTAAAGACTTAAAAACAAGACTTACTAAAGATGAAGCTAATTTAATTCCAGAAACAAATATCAATAAATTAAGCGCAGCCATGCGAGAATTTAGAGAAAAAATTGCTGATTCAAAAACTGGCCAAGCTGATACAAGAAGGTTTATTGACAAAGACGGTAGATATGCTTTATTTAACGATGATGGTACTGGTATTTTAAACAACCTAGATAACCAATTAAGAACAAATGTATCTTATAAAAATGCTCAAGATACTTTTGCAAGACTGTCAGATGAAATGGTACAGCCTGTCTTAGATAATGTAGAGGCGCTAGGTAAAGGTGTTACACCAGCAAAAATTAAATCGTTTGTTTTTGATCCAACAAAAAATAATGTTAATGATATAAAGCAAACATATACTATATTAAATAAAACTGACAATGAGGCATTTCCAAATATTGCCAGAGCTTACATAGAAAACGCTGCAAATAAAGCATTTATAACAAAACCTAGTGGCGAATCACTCAAATCAGGTTTTGATCTTTATAAAGCATTGGCTGGTACAAAAAATCAACGCGTTAATTTTAATCAGGTTTTAAAAGGGGTTGCAGAAGCTAATGGAGTTAACCCAAATACTTTAATATTAGGATTTAATAATTTTAATGAGATTTTAAAAAGAACAGCGAGAATTGTAAATGTTGACAATCCAAAAATGCCACCAAATGCAAAGAATTTACCGCAAACAGCAGCGCAAATTGGTTCATTTATGTGGAGAGTTAAATTTGCTAGTAAATATGGTGAATTTTTACAACAGAAAACCATGCAAGATTTAGCGAAAGTTTTTACAAGTAAAAACTCAGTTGATGAACTGGTTAAACTAGCAAAAACTGATTTAGATTCAACAGAGGCAGTAATTAGAACTGTAAATATAATAGCTGCTACAAGCCCATTTCAAGAACCAGAAGCACCACCCGAATAAACTAACATGAGCAGGCCTACTGATAAAGTCGGCAAAGCAGGTGAATATCTGACAGCTTCGATACTGTCAATGGTTTGTGAAGATGTAGTTCTTACTACCCCACCATCAACAACAGATATAATATTTCAATACCAAGACAAGCTATATAAATGCCAGGTCAAAGCTAAATCTAAAATAGAACCTACAAAAGCTAATTGGAGATTTGATTTACGCAGAAGTGGTAATACTAAGAAAAGACAATATGAAGATAATGCTGTAGATGTTTTTGCTTTGGTTTCTTTGCCTTATAGAAATGTAGTATTTATTCCTAAGCTACCACAAAACCAAATCACATTGGTTGATGAACACATAAAGAACAACGATGCAGTTAAGAATCTGCTAGATGTGTTAAATAATTTATAAGTTATCTATATCAAAAGTTATCTCTTGTTTCTTATAATGTTTAGCAGAGTTAATTCCTACCTTAAGAAAATACTCTGCTAATTGTTGCGGATCTTTGTCACAATCATGCGCAAACTTTAATAAGTTTCTAACGAGATACCTGTTTACATAAATAGGTTTATTATTATTTCTTTCTTTTTCAATAACATCATCAAATTCAGAAAGTTTCATATTCATCTCCTTAACAAAGTATCAGAGTTCTTCTCGATACCTTATTAGTTCATTTAGATACCATTGGCATTTTTTTAAATCTTGAATGTTCTCTTCTTTATCCTTATGTCTATATAAGTATTTCCAAATGTTACCTTCAAGATATGCCTCATATCCTTTTGAGCCTAACCTATCTTTAATAAGGTCTATACATTCAACAATCCCTTGATAGTGTTTAGGCTTGTTTACCATATCTGGTTTTATGTTACTTACATTATCCCAATCATTTGGTTTCATATCATCTATACTCATTTTTTTACTCCTTTTTTTAAATATATACTTGTTTATATGTAACTTTAAGTATATTATCACATAAATATTAACAAAAGGGAGAAAAATGAATAACGAAGATACAATATTTATTGATACCAAACAACTAGCAGAACGCTGGCGCATGGATGCCCGATCAATTCACAACTTAAGATTAAAAAACAAAGGGCCTTCTTATATACAACCAAGTGGGCCTAACGGAAAAGTTTTGTATGACTTAAACGAAATCAAAAAGTGGGAAGAAAGATCAAGGGTATCAAATGAAGCACGCGTTACTTAGTCCATCATCAGCAGATAAATGGTTTGAGTGTCCAGCTATGCCGACACTTGCAGCCAAGGTTGATTATCAAGTTGGTTTACCAGCAGCAGTTGGTACTTTGATTCACAGTATGACAGAACAACTCTTAAAGGGATTCTTAGTAGATGTGACACTTGAAGATTACTGGTTAGGTAAGACAGAACTTGTTGAAGATTTTGAAATAGTAGTAGATCAAGACATGATTGATTGTGCAAAAATCTATGTAGATTATGTGCAAGACAGAGCAAAAAGATTAAATGGTAAATTATTGATAGAACAAAAAGTAAGAGTAAATGATGTTTCAGATAAACTTTATGGTTATGCTGATGCAATTATTATAACCCCACACACAATTAGCGTTATAGATTTAAAAACAGGTAAATATCCAGTAAGTCCAGAACACAACAAACAAGCTATGATCTATGCGGCAGGTGTTGCTGATAGATATGCAAACGAAGATACGGTTATAGAGATTACAATAGTCCAGCCTCGCGCAACTTGGGGTGGTGGGCCAATAAAAACATGGGAAACTACAGCAGAATTTTTATCAGTATGGGCTGATACAGACTTACGAGCGAGCGTTGATGCTTGTCTTGAAGAAAACCCTGTATATGTATATGGGGATCATTGTCGTTGGTGTAACGCAAGAAGCATCTGCGATTTATATAAACAATATAATAAAGGAGAAGATAATGACGGAAGAAGTTAAATTCAAACCTTTTAGTTTTGAGCCAGATGGAAAAGAATATGATCCTAATGGTTTTAACGAAGAGGAAAAGATAGCTTATATCAAACTTTTAAACCAAGACCAGAAAAAGAATGATTTTATAGCTAATGCAAATCAACACGTTGATGAGTTAGAAATAGTCAGACTTGAATATGCAAAGCGGTTAAAAACAATTCTTGAAAAAGAATCTACAGACGAGGAAGAAAATGAGTCTAGCTGATATACGAAAGAAAACTAAGCAGAAACCACCACGAATAATCGTGCATGGAGAAGCTGCTGTTGGTAAAACGTACTTGGCTTCACAAACTAAAAACCCAATCATGTTAGATGTTGAAGATGGTTTAGGTAAGATTGAAATGGATCATATCCCATGTAAATCTTATGCTGATGTAATGAGCAACCTAGACGAACTTGCAACTGAGGAACATGATTATAAAACAGTTTGTGTAGACTCACTTGATTGGTTTGAGCGATTACTTTGGGAAAAAGTTTGTGCTGATAATAATTGGCAATCAATCGATCAACCAAGTTACGGAAAGGGCTATGCAGAAACCCTTAGATATTGGGGTAGCTATGTAGAAAAACTTAATACACTTAGAGACAAAGGTATGATGATATTTCAAATATGTCATAGTGATGTTAGAAAAGTGGAAGATCCTAGAATTGAAGCTTATGATAGATTTAGTCTTAAGCTCCATAAAAAAGCTGCGGCATTGTTATTAGAACATTCTGATGCGTGCTTTTTTGCGGCTAAGAAACTAGGAACTATTAAGGTGCAAGGTAAAAGTGGTATGACTACTAAGACTGTATCTGGCGATAGAATTATCTACACCAATAATGATCCAGCCTATCTTGCAAAAAACAGATATAACTTACCAGACGAATTGCCAATGGAATGGTCAGCTATTCGTGAGGCTATGTTGAAGTGAGTTTATTACCTGAAACTGATGTGGTACAGCGAGATCTTGAAAGAGTCAAAGATAGAATTGACCAATTAATGATTAGAGTTACTTTTGATTGTGGTTCTTATCCTATCGAAACACATGACAGGCTCGCTGATTTAAAAAGGGATTGCGAAGATTTGTGTGAGTATTTAGATACTTACTCGTCTTATGATCCTGGTTAATTAATATAAGGAGAAAAAAATGGATTTATCAAATTATGATTTTGATGATTTAGGTTCTGATTTAGAGTCAGCACCGAAACTTGAACCAGGCATTTATGATTTACATTTTGCGGGGTATCAAGAATTAAATGGTAAAAATAATTGGAAAGCGTTGAAGATTCTTTTTACTATCGGAGACAGCAATCGCCAAGTCGGTCATGCTTTTTGTGTCGAACACGACAACGAAGATAACGTAAGACGAGGTAGAAGCTCTCTTAAAAAAATGGCATCTGCTATGGGTGTATATAAAATTACGCACCCAGACGACTTTATGGATAAGTCAGTTCAAGCACCAGTTAGGTACGACAAGGATGATAAGTACCTAGAAATAGATGAAAACTTTGGTAAGAACTGGAAACCAGTAAGCTCGAAAGCACCGACACCAGCACCAAAAAAGCAGGAGTCGACTCTCGAAGATGATGAAATGCCATTTTAAGGAAAAGTATCGGCCTACATTGTGTGCATATTGCAAGAACCCCTGTGGGCCATACTTACACTTTGACGGGGTAGCATATTTAGGAGCTTGTAGTATGGATCATTTAGAAAAACTAAGAACAAATGAACGATTACCAAATAAAGCGCAACTCAATGACGAGGGCGTAGAATATGCTATCACGCAAACTAAAGATATCTATTTAAAGTTATCAAGAGAGGAACACCATAGAGCATTACACGAATG